AAATATTTAATTATTTGTTTTGTTATTAATTGAAACTTTTGTGCTTTAAAGTCGCACCAGACATACAACACTAAATATAATTCATGCTAAAAAGCACGAAATTATATTATTTCCGTTAGGCACAATTAAAAAAGGGTTCGTTGCTTTCTATAAGGTTCGAGCCTTTTGTTTGCCTTATCAAAATAATCCTTATCAATTTCACAAGCGGTTAAATCAAACCCCAAGTCATCACAAGCAATAGCAATGCTTCCACTTCCTAAATGCGAATCAAATATTTTGTTGCCTTTTTCTGCATATTCATTTAGTAGGTGTCTGTAAAGTTCAACAGGCTTTTGAGTTGGGTGTATGCTTCCGCCCTTCTGTGCTATCAAACCCCTATTAAAAGTAAAAACCCTTGTTGCTTTATTAAAGCTACTGTATGCAAGCTCGCAATCACTCATACTCAAACCGTGTTGTCCTTTATCCCAAACTATCCATCCCATTGTTCCTTTATTCAAATGGGCAACAAAATAATTAGCACCCCAAACAATTTGATTTTTAGATATTCTTTCAAGTTCTCTAAAATATTCATCAGTAGGTATCGCATTATCCCACCCTTTGTTTTCGTGATGCTTCCTTTTGTGTTTAGGGTTTTTAGTAAATGTTTCTTCTTGTCCTGCCCTCGCAATACCATAGGGCGGGTCAACTATTGCCAAATCAAATTGATTATCCCTGCATTGCTTCATAAACGGCAAACAGTCAAGGTTATGTGTTTCTATGTTACTTCTGTGCATAATTCATCTTTTTTAAAAGTGCCTAACAATGTATAAAAGCCATTGAAAAAACGGCTCTTATACTAAAAGTTAGCATTAATTACACAAACAGTCTATAAACATCGTTCTTACTTATGTTAGGGCTGCTTTGGTGTTTCTTGTATCCAATCCAATCAAAATCAAGTATAGTGCTTTTAATGTGTTTTATTTGTGATTTATCTTTTACTATTACCTTGTATTCATCTCCGTATCTTTTTCCATCTTCAAAAATTTCTTTTCCTGAGCTTCCTCTTTTACAAAACATAAAATCAGCTTTTGTGCTTTCAAAATTATTATCACCTGTTCTTAATAAATTAAAAAAATCATTACTCAATTTAGGTTTCTTGTTTAGTTTACCATTTTTATTTCTATGGTATAAATTAAAGCAACAATTAACCTTCATTCCGCTATATTCTAAAGTACCTAGATCAACACTTTTAACTAAATCAAACAAGTAAAGGCTGTCACTATTGTTTAATTGGCTAATAGGTAAAATAAAACCTATCATATCCGCCATTTTACAAGCGTGTTTGTAAAAACTTCTGGATAAATTATTTCTATCTCCAAACGGAGGATTCCCAATAAATGCTCTACCTTGTTTATAAGGTAATTGTAATTTAAGAAAATCCTGTTTAATTATACTTTCGTGTTCAGGCTCTAAATCATAAGCAATACAATTAGGTATTTGTAAACTAAAATTTCCATTTCCTGCACTTGGTTCAATTATCTCTATTACATCTTTAAAAGTTTCATTAAACAAATCAATACATTTCTTTGCTGTTTCTTTTGGTGTGTAAAACTTATCTAATTCTATATTTTTACTCATATCTATTTATTTTAAATTAAAAAACTAATGCTAACACTGTATATAAGCCATAGAAAAAACGGCTCATATACTAGACGTTATTCATCGCTTTCCAATTTTGTTGTTTAGGTCTATATTTTTGAACCATTTCGGCAAGTATTTTAGCAGGGCGAAACAGCCGATAACAAGCCCTATTAGTGTTAATATTTCATTCATGCTCCTTGAATTTTTAAAAATGTGATAGATTCGATATTCTGATGTCTATTATCTTGTACGAGGTAGTACTTCGCATCAATGAAAAACGTATTTTTCACCTCTGACATACTTAACCCGTCGCACTCGTAAGATTCGCTTATGACCTCACGGTTCCCGAAATATTTAATTGAATAGGCTACTTTGTATGTTTTCATATTTCGTTTGTTAATTTTTATAAAAGGTCAACGTACTGCTGCAATGCAACCCGAACGTGATTCCTAAATCTTTCAGTAAGAAAGTCAGCCCTGAGGAGTTTTGATATAATTGGTTGTGAGTATTGCTGATTAGTGTACACGTAAAACTTATTTTATATCAAAAAATCAGTTAGTGCGGCCTGTGTTAGGTTCATATCTTTTAGTAACTTCCTTAGTTCGGGTGGTGTCATTCTGTTGAGATTAAAACGTTGAAATTTAATTTTGATAATTCATCTATTCTATATTCTTGAATCTTGCTAAGTACGCCAGTAGGCTTTTTGACCTCAATAAAAAGAACATCGTTCGGTTTTAGGCAAATCAAGTCAGGCACACCGTTTTTGTTAGCTTTGGAGATTTTCAGCACGTACCAACCTAGCTTCTCGTATCGTTTGATTATTTTGCTTTGTATTTTTTGTTCCGAAATCATTTTTGAAATGTGTTAGTGTGTAGTTCTTTTTTTTCATTACTTGATTGTATATTTTCGACTCAATACCACCTTTCGCAAACAGCCAAAAAACAGTATTTTCGGTGCGTTCTTTGGTTGTCAGTCTGTCACGACTTTGCCAATAGCTAACCGCTGAGTGGTCTATGTTATAGTACACCAAATAATCAGCCTGACGTAAGCTTATTCCTTCCCGCCCTGCTTGGATTTGCAAGGCGATATACTGAAACCCCTCCATGTTGAAGGCATCTAATTCAGTAGTCAACTTGTAGCCTAATACCTGCTTGAGGGCATCAAGTTCAGCTTTGAATTTATAAAAAATCCCCAGACGTTTTTTAGGAAAATTGTTAGCTATGTATTCAGCTTTTGTAAGGTCAAAAATGATAGCATTACCACTTTCACCGATACACGTTCCTGAAAAAACTTGTTGAATTTTGCTTTGTTGCTTCACGGCGGTATCTGCCAAGATTGTGTCAGTTTTCCCCCGATAAATACCGTGCGTTGCCAAGTCTTTTGCGATGGCATACGTGAACGGTTTCATTTGAACTTCAATCACTTTTTCTGTAACCTTCGACTTGAACCCCGCCTCTTCCTGCGTAAAATCAATTATGTACCCTTCCAGAAAGCGATTGATTTTTTGTTCATCAGCTTGGGAGTAATCACTTACATCTCCGTAGCCGAAATTCTTTTTTGTGATGTTGACGAAATCTTTTGCCCACTTATAAAACGTCTTGTAATCAGCGAATGGACTGAAATTCGACACCCAAAACTGGTGATAGAATTGACTGAAACTTTCGGGCGTTGGCGTACCGGATAGATATATTTGCGGCAAGTGGGCCCACCGCTTCTTAATCTCGACCGCTGAAACGTTCGGTTTCGGGAACGCACCGTTTCTGTGGTGTTCGTCACAAATTACTATATCAAAATTGCCTTCTACTTTGTGCAAAGATTCATAGTTAATTACCTCGATACTGAATGCGGGGGTCATTAGTGCGTAATCGTACTGCACCGAACTAATAGCTTTCTTTTTTGTAATGAATAATACCGACTTCTTCTCAAGCAACTCGCAAGTAAGAAGAGCGGTAAGGGTTTTGCCCGTTCTTACTTGCATCGCTAGATAGACCATCCCTTTCTCAATGATTTTGTAAGCTGCTCGTTCGGCGATGTCTTTTTGATATTCTCTGAATTGTAGTGTCATAATTTAAAATGGTACTTCGGTTTCTATATTTTTAATCGTGAAAAATCTACCTACGGAGTCTTTGCCCCTCTGGAGTTCGAGTTTGTGGAACCTCGCATATCCCTCTATCCAAAGCGAAAACTTCTTATTCGTTAACCACTTTTTTACGTCAGGGTATTCCTCCGAAAATCCTTCAAAACATACCTTATTGTACGTGCGTGCATTTTGAGTAAGTGGTTCGTCATTTGTCCACTCAAAAAACTCAAAAGATGTTTCCTTGATAAATTTTCGAGTATGTAGATTTTTGTAGTTAGTTTGGCTAAGTCCGTAGCTCAAAAAGTACTGCAAACATTGGATCATGAAATTGTCAAAATACAACCATTCATCGCTAGACCAATCGTCGAAAAGCATACAACCAAATTCGTCAATCGGCGAGTGGTGTGAACCAAAATAGCTACTTAGTTCAACCTCGAATTTTCGACGCTCAAACGAGCCGCCTACGCCCCCGATAGTATAGTTGGTAGTGATTAGTACTTTGGGTGATTTAGCAATGCCCAAGCGGGTTGCATCTTTGTTCTTTCGCTCAATTGTAATCCCCTCAGTAATGACCGAAAACAAACGTTCAAAATCGAAGTTCTTTTTTACATCGTCGTAGACTAAAACTTGCGTATCAATATCAACGGTCTGATAGGTAAATGACTTATCAAAGTCAAATTGCTTCCCGTCCAAAACCCCCACCTTTTTTACCTTTGTTAGCCCCTGAACAATTAAGCCCTTGCCGCTGCCGCCGTTTGGATTTTCACTAATTACCTCGTCGTTGAAAACAATAGCTTTGTTGTCAGCACTGGTCTTAAAAGAATGCATCAGATAACCCAATACTGATTTAATCGACTCGTAACGCTCTTTTTCTTTATTCGCTACTAAGAATATGAACTTTCGATACATACCATTTTTGTAGTCTGCTAATTCAAAAGGGCGGTCAATTATTTGCTTCTCCCAAACGTAGCCGTCTAAGTCAATGTACTCGATTCGTTTGACGGTTTTCTTAGATATTTCGAGGACACAATTTTGATAGTACAGATAACAAAATTCCTGCGTGTCAGATTTTAGGTTCAAATCAACATTATCCAAGAAACTTAGGTAGTCACCTTTGAAGTATTTCGTTGCCCCCGCCATTAATTCGTAAGGCTGAAAACCGATATTATCGCGGGTGTGCAGGTCGTTCAAAACAAAGTCTTTAATCTGCTCTTCTTTGAGAATTGAAACTTTATTTTCGACAATTTTTACAAATACAAAAGATGTTTCATTGGGGTAATACTTGAATATCTGATTCGATTGCAAGTAAGCTTTGAATTTGTGATGCACAAGATGGTATCTTCCGTTCTTGTCGATACTCCAAAATTCATCAACACTGAGAGTATCTTTGATTTCTTCAATAGCATCGTCAATACCTTCGATGTTTTTATATTTGCGACTGATTTGGCGGGAGTTTTTGCCATTCACAATATCTTTTTGAATGCGTTCCCGAATGGTCTTGTTCTCGAATTGTTTCGTATTGTGGTCAGCTTCGCGAGAATAAGCAGATTTGACAATTGTATCCACTTCACTTCGAGTAAACGTTCCACTCACGAACTGTGCAAAAAACTCATCGGCATCGGCCTTTGGAATACCAAATTCATTGAACGCAAATGCCAACTTAATAAGGTTGTCGTTTCGTTTTCCCGGAACAAAACCAAATTTACGCTCCCACCACTTACGCAGATTTTCGATAATCGCGTAATGAGAAGTTTCGGGAATAATTACTTCGATAGTACCTAAATCTTGCAATTCAGGTTCTGGAAGGTTATCAAACAACTTCGATTCGTAATTCACGTAAATGTCTGGGTCGCTGCTTTCAAAACAAACCCGTGAAACGTCTGAGGTACTGATGTCAAAATAAGGCGAATTGTAATAGTCTTTCAATCCGTCAAAAAAACGTTTGTGTGTGTTAGTATCAGCCGGGATGCGAACGATGCACTTGAAGCCATTACCGGAGGGTGAAGAAAATAATAACATCGTGTGTTGGTCTGCTTCAAGCGAATCGCGTACAGCTTTCAACTCTTCGTTATTAGGTATCTTATCGAAGTCCAGACAGATTAATCCGCTGTGAACTTTCAACCCCGAAGCCGATCTATTTTTGAACGTTCCGCTAAAGCAAATAGACGGGAGCATCTTTTTTAGATTGTTTCGCTTCTCCTTATCCTGCTCTTTTCTTATCTGCTCAATTGCAATATGACTGTGACCGCTCCGGATTCGCTCAACTGCCGTTGCCACATGACGGTCAAACCCCGCCGAAGTAGCCAATATATTTTTGAAAATGGTAATATTCATAAAAAAGACGTTTGAATGACGAATAAATGACGGTTGACCGTCTGACCGTCATGTTGTTAAAAACCTTGTTATTAGCGAGTTATGAAGGAAAAAGCCTAATGACGGTCAACCCCTCCCTTATTCGCAGTTATTTTTTTTTGTTTTATCTTTTGTGTTTTATTTTCTCTGTAACCCTAAATAGACCGTCTTACCGTCCTTTTACAAGAAAATAGATATATAACTAACTAATAATAAGTAAGTTACAACCACGACGGTCTAAAGCCTTGACCGTCATACTACCGTCATGTAACCGTCACCTCGGTTATTACTAATTTTGTACTTGTTACTAATTCTACGTATTCCCGAAGAGATTCAATCGCCCTATCTGTAGGATACCTATTCCCGCTGCACATAGCATTAATGCTGTTGCTAGAAATTCCCGCACCGTGAATCTTAGCAACATCGACAGCCCAGCCATACGAAGTGGGTAGTTTATCCCTCAACGCTCTCATTAACTCCCTCTTTTGGTTTGCATCACCACGTCCTGCCATAATTGTGTATTTATTTGTAATAATTTGTTAATGCCAAAGTTACGTAAAAAATACGCAACGGTTACAATAAAATACACAATAAAATATGAAAAATTACGGAGAAAGGGCACAAGGCCTTTGAAAATGGATCTGGATTGTAACATTAAAGGGGCTGTCGGTCCTAACGGCAGTACTTTTTTTGTGCCAAATGAAA